GCGGTCAACCTTTCATCCACAACCACCAACCTTGTCAACACAATAACGACATACACGGGCAATACACCACAGACAGGCGATAGTTTCGCCCGGATTGGCGCGACTGGATCAGGACTTACATCTCTAGCCACGCAAGCAAGCGTCGATACCATTGATGACTTCCTTGATACCGAGGTAGCCGCAATCAAGGCCAAGACCGACAGCCTGACATTCACGGTTGCTGGGCAAGTTGATGCAAACATTCAGTATGTCAATGACGTAGCCGTAAATGGCGTTGGTACGGCGGGCAATCCGTGGGGGCCATAATTGACTAGCGCATGGGGCGATTCGTGGGGTTTAGCGTGGGGTGATAGCTGGGGTTCAATTGGAATCGTAGCTGAAACATCACGGCGGGCAGGGGGTGGAGGTTGGGTTGCCGATCCGCGCCGCCGTATTGTTAATACTTATAAATCAGCCATTACCCGCCTTGATGATATAATCGAGGAGTTTACTGAGAAGCCAACCAGCCCTGTTCTTCAGGTTGCGGCAGCGCAAGAAATAAAAATACTACGCGATAAAGCATCAATTATCCCCCTCCCGGATACGTCACTTACACTTGAACAAGTAATTGAAATACGCGAGATCGTTAAGACAGAGATAGCTCGCATTGTGGCGTTGCAGGATGATGACGAAGTCATAGCCCTTTATCTTCAACAAGATAACACAACAGATCTGTTATTAATTTTGCAACAGCTAATGATGCAGATATTGCAGTGGAGCCAAACAAGGCCGGGCTTGGCAGCAATTCTACAGCACTCAAAAAATGGCCTTGAATAAACAGGAAGGACGATATACTATGGAAGATACAAATGCTGGTATTCCAGCGACATCAGTTGAGGCAACTCAACCTGAAACACAGGTCAACGAGGCAGCAGCAACGGCAACAACTGAACAAAATTCAGAGTCGCCACAAACGCAAGCAAAGCCTTATAACGATCCTGAGAAATTAGCAAAGGCACTTGACCGCAAAAACAGGGCTATAGGCCGTAAAACAGCTGAATTGCACGAAGCCCGCAGGCGCATTCAAGAGTTGGAGCAAAAATCCGCACCATCGCAGCCCATCAATCCAGCCCCGGCGGCACTGAAGCCAGAAAGCTTCCCTACAGTCGAGGCGTATTTTGAAGCGGTTGCCGAAGCAAAAGCGGACGCAAAAATCAGAGAATATCAAACCAAGAACGAAACGAATGCTAAGGAGCGCCAAGCATCCGATTATCGGGCGCAACGGTTAGCCGAAGCAGACGCAAAAGCCGAAGAACTTAAAAAGCAAATCCCTGATTTCGAGCAAGTATTGTCTGAATATGGGGATGACTTACAGAGCGCAGGCGCACACGTTCATGATGCGATATTAGAGGCCGACGATCCGGCATTGGTTGCGTACTACGCAGCGAAAGAAGGGTTATTCGATCAGCTTAATGCTATGTCACCTATCCGGGCTGGCAAAGAGATTGAGCGTATTGAGCAGAAGGCCAAGGCTCTGATTGCTACAAAACCAACATCAAATGCACCGCCACCCCTTGCCCCAGTTAAAGGTGCAGGTGGTAGCAAAGGAAACGGGATAAGTCCTTCTATGTCATATAACGATCTAAAAAAATGGATGAAGTCTTAACCGCTGGATAAACATGGAATGGTTCCTGTTTGTCTGGCAAACAAACAGGAGCTAAAACAATGGCTAATACTATTAACAACGTCAAAGACGTTGGATCTATCATCTCTAAACTTGCGGCTGGTATGCTAGCCGATAAGTGTCAGTTTATTAAATCAATCGACAGCGAGCCTCTGGATTCATTTGGTTCTACCAACGGATACAGCCACGGCGATACTGTCAACATTAACAAACCTGCACGTTTCTCGGTTGGAACAAACGCCGACTTGACCTCTGCGCTGCAAAACGTAACGGAAGAAAAGGTTGCGCTTGCACTTGACCAACGCGCCGCTATCGGCATCAGCCTTACTTCGGCTGAGGTTGCTACGGATCTAGCGTTAAAGTCTTGGGCAAAACGCATTCTTGACCCGGCAATGTCGAGCATGGCGCAGAACATCGAGTCAACCGTTCTGACAACTGCAAAAAACGCAGTTTATAACTACGTTGGCGATATTGATGGGACTACTGTATTTGATACGGCGCTTATGCTCGGCGCACGTAAAAAGCCAGTTCAGAATCTTGCACCAATGGATGACAACATGTATGCCCTGCTGAATAGCACAGCGATGGCATCGGCTGTTGACCAGCGCAAGGGTCTGTTCCAATCGTCTGAGGACATCAAGAGCCAGTACAAAAACGGGTACATGGGCTATGTCGATGGCATGACGTACTTGGAAAACAACCTGTTGCCTTCGCATACCAATGGTAATGATGTTACGGGCGCAGCTATTGACGATGCGGCGGTTGCTACTGGCGCGTCAACCATCCACATCGACGGCATCACTACTGGCACTGGCACACTGAAAAAAGGCCAAGTGTTCACGATTGCTGGCGTTTATGCGGTTCACCCGATTACGAAGGTAACGCGTTCTGACTTGCAACAGTTCGTTGTCACGGCAGATGTAACGGCCTCCGGCGTGTCTGATGCTGATGTCAGCATTAGCCCGACAATCTACGGCCCGACAAGCGGCGTGTTGCAAAACGTGTCTGCACTTCCGGCTGATGACGCAGCTATTGTTTTCTTTGGCGCTGCGTCGTCTGTTATTGAGCAGAACCTTGTTTACCACAAAAACGCTTTCCGCTTCGTATCTGTTCCGCTGATGAAGCCTAGCGATTCGCACATGACGGCACAGGAAACTGTGGACGGTATGACTGTTCGTGTATGGCAAGCGTCTGATATCTTGACTGACAAGATGATCTTGCGACTTGACGTGCTGTATGGCTTCTCTGCTGTTCGCCCTGAATGGGCTTGCCGTATCGGTTACTAATCACTCCCTAGAGGTGGCGGGTAACACCGCCACCTCCCCATATAAGGAGGATGCATGACAACAGTTAATGACATTGTTACGGGCGCTATGAAGCTGCTCGGTGTAGTATTCAAATCAGAATCCATATCATCTGACGAAGCAACAGACGGCCTCAACCGTCTAAATGAGCTTATTGCCAGCTGGTCAAATGAAGGGCTTATGGTATATGCAAAAACTTGGGAAAACTTTACGTTAACGGCCAATGATGGTGTTTATACTATCGGGACTGGCGCAGACTTTAGCACTGACAGGCCAATAGTTATTACTTCGGCATATATAAGAGAGTCATCAAACGACTATCCGCTTGAGATTATAACTGACGCACAATATGCGCTTGAGATTTTGCAAAAGACATCTACAAGCAATATCCCACAATATCTAAATTATGATAATGCGTTTCCAAACGCTACGATTAGACTTTGGCCTATACCATCAACCGCAAACGTGCTTTATCTCCAATCAGAAAAGCAATTTACTCAGTTTGCTGGTACATCTACTGACATCACCATGCCGCCGGGTTGGCTTCGTGCGTTACGGTACAATCTGGCAGTTGATCTTGCACCGGAATACGGCGTTGCCTTGCATCCATCTGTTATCGAGGGGGCAAAAGAATCCAAGGGGTTGTTAAAGTCATCTGTGTTGAGGAATAATCCCATTGTTTACTCCTCAGGGTTGATGCCGAGAAGCAATATTTATACAGGGGACGTATAAATATGAAAGTTGGTTTAGTCGGCGGCAGTTACCAAATGGCATCATTAAATTTTGATGCACAAAGAAGCATTAATTTTATGCCAACAGCATCAGAGGTTCAGGGCAGTAAAGAGCCTGTGTCTTTAGTACCAACCCCCGGCCTTTCTCTGTTTGCAACTGCTGGTGGCGGGCCTATACGTGGGTGTATTTCCTGCGGCAACGGTAGGGCATTTGTTGTATCCGGCGCTGAAGTTTACGAGATCAGCAGCACAGGAACGGCGACCCTTATAGGAACAGTGGATACATACGCAGACCCTGTTTCTATGGCCGAAAACGGGACGCAGGTGCTTATTGCAACTGGCGGGACTGGTTATATTATTACGTTTTCAACATCTTTGTTAGCATCAATTGCGGACGCACAATACCCATCTGCTGATTACGTTGTATTCAAAGACGGCTATTTTATTGTCAACAGCCCTGATACTGGCAGGTTCTACATATCCACGTTATATGACGGTACTGCATGGGATAGCCTTGATTTTGCAACAGCAGAGAGTAGCCCTGATAATCTTGTAGCCCCATTTTCCGCAGGTGGTCAATTATGGCTGTTTGGCAGCAAAACCACTGAGGCTTGGTATAATTCAGGGGATGCTGATTTCCCGTTCGCTCCTGTTCAGGGAGCTAAAATGGAGGTTGGTTGCGCTGCAAGGTTCTCTATTTCCAAGGGTGATAATACAATCTTTTGGGTTGGGCAGAGCGATGAGGGAACTGGCATTGTGTACCGCGCGACAGGCTTTTCACCTGAGCGCATATCAACGCAGGCAATAGAGAAGAAAATAGCGACAGTCACAAATATCGCTGACATCAAGGGGTTTTGCTACCAGCAAGATGGGCATCTTTACTACATCATAACGGGCGGGTCGCTTGAAACGTCTTTAGTTTACGATGCGTTTACAAAGCAATGGCATGAGAGGGCGTATCTGGACGATGGCACATACCGTCAATGGCTAGGAGTTTGGCCAATGTTTGCTTTTAGTCGCAATCTGATAGGCGACAAAGAGGGCGGAAAAATATACGAGATAGACCCAGATATATACACCGACAACGGCGACTATATAAAGCGCAGCCGGACTTTTCACCACATATTTGATGAGGGAAAGCGGTTCGTTGTCAATTACTTGCAAGTTGATTTTGAGGCAGGCGTGGGCATTACAAGCGGTCAGGGTTCAGCGCCAATTGCATGGCTTGAGATCAGCCGCGATGGTGGGCATACATGGTCAAATGAACAGCAAGCAACCATCGGCGCATTGGGTCAGTATGGTTATCGGTGCGTATGGCGCAGGCTTGGACAGGCAGAGCAAATGACGTTCCGCGTGTCGATATCAGATCCAGTGAAAGCGCACATTACGGGGGCATATATTGGCTAGTTTAGGACAACCACCTATTCAAACACCCATTCCAAGCAATGTATGGTCAGTTTGGTTTACGCAGGTATGGAAGGCGTTAAGCGGCCCCGTTAGCCTATCGCGTTATACAGTGACGACACTGCCGGACGCAACAATTAATGAAGGTGGAATCATATATGTGAGCAATGAAACAGGTGGTGGGACTGTGGCATTCTCAGATGGGGTTTCTTGGAGAAGGGTACAGGATAGGGTAGTTGTGTCTTGAACAATGTGCAGCAACATAGTAATATGGTCACATCTCCTGCACAATCAGGCGCAATAGGCGCAACCGCAGAGAACCCCCGCATATTTATAATGCCTAAACAAGACGGAATATCTGTCTTTGCTAATACAACTAACGGGGCTAAAGAAGTTGGTTTTGTGACATTGATTGAAACCCCGGCAACCATTGAGCCGCATGTAGCATGGGTTAATGGCGCGTCAAACCGAAACAGATACGAAGGGTTTTTGCTGGTCTTATCCTTACTACGCAAGATCAAGCCAGTTTTAATTATGACGCAGGCTAAAGACCATCCGTTTTTTGACAGATTTGTAAGTAAAAAGGCGCTGCGGAAAGTCGGAATTTTGAAGGATTTAGAGGTGGGCGGCTCTATAACAGACATTCACATATACCAAGCAGGGAAAGAATAGATGGGAACAATCAGTTTTATAAGTCAGATGCCGGGAAATATGTTCCCCGGCTTTGCTTTTGACCCCGGAACGTCAGCTGCAATTGGGGCTGGCGGGTCATTGCTTGGCGGTATAATGGGTGGTAAATCAGCCAAGTCAGCAGCTAATACACAAGCAGCAGCCGGAGCCGACGCTCTTAAACTTCAAAAGCAGATGTTTGACTTAACTCGCGGCGACTACATGCCGTATAACACGGCGGGTCAGTCTGCATTGCGTAGGCTTTCTGACTTATTGGGTATTGAATCCGGCCAGCGAGAAACCAGAGATCAGATATATAATAGGTTAAAAGATCAATACGCAACGCCTTCAAACGCATCAAATCAACAGGCTTTTAGCAACCTATTTAGAAATGTAAACACTGGGCAAGTTTTAAGTAAGGATGCTTGGAACTCGTTAGGTGGTATGGGTGACAACGGCATAGATACTGGCGTATGGAAGCCAATCACACAGCAAGGTAGCGTATCATCTGCAATGACTCCGGGCGGACAGGCTGCTCTTGACGCGGCGGTACAAGCCGAACTTGATAAGCAACAACGTCCCGGCGATTATGGGTCGTTGTTGCAGCCGTTTGATCTTTCCAAGTTTATTAAAGAGCCGGGCTATCAGTTTAGGCTTGACGAGGGAACAAAAGCTCTTGAGCGCGGTCAGGCTGCAAGAGGATCGTTCCTGTCAGGTGCTGCCATGAAGGATGCGGCTAGGTACGGACAGGACTATGCATCTGGAGAATACGGCAACGCATACAATCGATACAACACAGATCAGGGCAACATATACAACAGACTTATGGGTGTAACAAACGTAGGGCAAAACGCCGTTGCAGGGCAATCGGCATCGGCTGCTAACTACGGTAATGCTGCTGGAGAGTTAATGCAGAATATTGGCAACGTCAAAGCGGCGGGCATCATGGGCGGTTCAAACGCAATGAACCAAGGTTTCGCCAATATGTTCGGCGGCACACAGTATGGTGGTGGCGGGTTTAATTTGAGCAGCTTGTTTGCGCCGAAGCAGGATACAGGGAAAAACTCTTACAACATGGTTAGACCGTATTAGGAGATAACATGGCACTCGATTGGAGCATACCAATGTCCGGCAAGTCCATATCTGACTATATGGGCGAGGCAGAGGATAGGAAATTGAAACAGCGGTTGCTTAGTAGCAAGCTTAGTGGTGGCGGCGGCACTTCGTTCACCAAGAATTTCCAGTTTCTCAAAGAGCAATTTCCTGAACTGCCAGATGAAACTATTGCTCGTATTGCCCAAAATCGCATGGGTACAGATTTAACATTCGGCCCGAATGGTGAAGTTATCAACATGGCTGGTTCATTGAGCGCACTGATGAATAAAGCATACGCAGAGCAGACAGGCACAGAGGTCGCCACAACGGAAAATAAGGTTCCACGCGAACTGGCAATAGAACAAAATAAAGCGGGCGTTGAGATCAGTGCCGCCGCACCGAAGGCTAAACAGACAGCAATCGGCGCAGGAGAGGGCGGGGTCATTGCCAAAAGATTAGAAGATGCGACCAAGGCTGGAACCGCCGGGGCGCAGATGATGGCTACAACAGATCGTGTGAGATCGCTGGTAAAACAGGGCATCTACGGTGTCGCCCCCGTTGACAGATTGAAAATGATGGGGTCAGAGATTAGTGCCGATCTTGCCGCCGATCCAAAAGTAATCAACACTAAAAAAGTCATTGCGTTCGGCTCTCAATTACAAAAAGATGCTGTTGGCGGGACGATGGGTTCAGGAATTTCAAACGCAGACATGGAAATTTTGTCTAGGGTTGGTTTCGGCCTTAGCAAGCCACAATCACCTGAGTTTGTCCTTTCTGCTCTGGATGAGCTGGATGGCGTAGCGGCGCGGAATGTCGGGGTGGCTGATTATTTGAATAAAAAACTAGAACAAACTGGCAGCATTCCGTCGATTGAGCAAACCCAAGCAGACAATCCAGCTAAAGCGTCTGCCATCAAGCCGATCTCGGAAATGTCCGATGATGAATTACGCGCAATTGCAGCGGGAGGTCAATAGTGCCAACCCCGCAAGAAGCAGCAGCGGAATTAAGGCGCAGAGAGGCTGTTGCGGAATTGCAGCGCCGGGAGCATCCAGCTCCGTCAGTTGCCGCGCCTACATCCGAGCCATCAATCCTTGACCGCATAAAGGCAGATATGCAATCCAGAAACGATCAGGCCATGCTTGCCAGATCGGAATATTTGGCTGGAAACCAAAGCTATCCAGAGCAAATTTTGCAGCAGGCCGGAGTTGGGGCAGGAATGGTTGGTGACATCCCCGCTGAATTGATAAAATCAACCCTGTCTATGGCTGGCAAAATTCCGGGCGCAAAATACGCGGCAAGTAAAGTGGGCGAGGCAGTCATGTCATTACCCGGTCTAAGCACCTTGCCAGATGAGGTTTCTGGCTTGGCGAAGGGATACGAGAACTTCAGCGCCGCGCACCCACGGGCAGCGCGGAATATTAATGCAGTAACCAATCTTGCAATGGTCGTACCAACGGGAGTCAAATACGGAGAAGATGTTATATCATCTGTTGATGATGCGGCGCGTGGGGTCGGCAGAAACATAAAAAACGCTGTCCTGCGCCCGGAAAAATTGTCGTCAGAAGAAATACGCTATCTGGGCGGTGAATCATTCAAGAAAGCCGATGCGCTGGGCGGCGTTATACACCCGTATGAGGCAGGAAAATTTGTTGACGATGTTATAAAAGATATAACCCCGCAAACAGGGTGGGGCGCGGCCCCCGGAAATAAAGATAAAGTTGACGCTGTTTTGAAGCGACTGGACGCTGTGAGAAATTCCGGCGAGCCGCTGACACTGCATGCGGCGATGGAGCTTGATAGCAACCTTGGTGATTTGGCTCATAGCAGCATCGATGCCTTTGGTAAATATAATCCAGACGGCGAGAGCATCTTGAGAGTACAGCGGGCGTTACGCAATACTATAGAGGAAGCCGCAAACAACGGCCATGTTTTAGGCGGCACAGAGGGAGTAGCCGCGTGGAAGGAAGGTAAAAAATATTGGGCTGCACAAGCAAAATTGCGCGATGTAGAGAGGATTTTAGAAAATTCAAAATCGGCTGCCGTTCCTGCTACGTCGATAAGAACGGGATTCAAAACCCTGCTTAATAACGGCGGCAAAATGGCAGGGTATTCCGATGAGGAAATAAAGGCCATAAAGCAGGCTGCGCGGACGGGGGTTGTTACAGATGTTCTCGCAACCGTGGGCAGCAGACTTACGCCCCTCGCAGCGGCATCCGTTGGGGCGGCTGCTGGCGGTGGCTTGCCGGGCGCGATTGCTGGGGCAACCGTGGGATATGTAGGGTCAGCGGCATCACGGAAAAGCGCTGCTTTGATGCAAGGCGGCAAGGCGAATAAAGTTGCTGATCTTATTAGATCAAGGGTTGGGGGTGCGCCGCCGTCTAGCGTAGTTTCTGATACGCTAAAAACAATGGCTACAGGATTAAAAATAGGCACTCCACAAGCCGCCGGACAACTCACGCTTGAGCAAATCCTACAAATGCCAGCAAGCCAAGCATTACCCCTAATTCAACAGATGCAGCAGCAAGGAGCGCAATAAAATGGCAGTACCTCTATTCGGCCCCAAGGCAAGGTTTTTCGACAGCAACGGCGACCCACTTAACGGCGGGTTGGTGTACACTTACACGGCAGGAACGACTACGCCGAAGGACAGCTACACTACGGAGGCAGGGTCTGTTGCAAACGCCAATCCTGTTGTTTTGGATAGTGCGGGATATGCAGACATATGGCTTGGTCAGGGTACATATAAGATCGTGCTGAAAACTTCCGGCGGCACGACTATATTCACCACGGACAGCTACCCCGGCGATGGCTCGACTGGTTTTGGCGGTCAGGTGTATCCGCTGTCGTCAAACACCAGCATCGACTCCACCTATGACCAGAGTTACATTGTCGCAACAGGGACAATTAACCTTGCTCTTCTAGCAGCAGCAACGGCGACAGAGGGATTTATTTTTACCGTCCAGAACAACGGAAGCGGGGTTATAACGATTGACCCCAATGGCGCTGAAACGGTCAATGGCTCCACTACCTTAACATTACAGGCTGGCGAATCTGCAACTGTAGTCTGCGATGGATCTAATTGGTTCGCAGCGACAAGCAATGTTTTATTTCTTGACACTCAATTTCGTATTGTTGATAACGGGGATGCAACAAAGAAAATAGCGTTTGAGGCATCTGGGATCACAACTGGAACAACACGTACATTAACCGCGCAAGACGTATCCGGGACGATCTATGTATCTGGGGGGACTGACATACCAGTAACTGACGGCGGGACGGGGGCTTCGACTGCGCCATTGGCCTTCGGTAACATTGTCGCGCCATATGTCGTTGATAAGGTTTTGTATGGGTTAACAATGGCGAACGGTACGGATGCTACCAACGACATAGATATTGCAGCAGGGTCTTGTGTATCCAGCGACGGAACGACACTTATGGTTTTATCAGCGATTACCAAGCAACTTGATGCGGCTTGGGCTGTGGGAACTGCTGCGGGAGGACTTGACACTGGTGCGATTGCTAACACGACTTATCACGTATGGGTCATTCATCGCCCTGATACGGGTGTGACTGATGTATTGTTTTCGACTTCCGCATCTGCCCCTACCATGCCGACAAACTACACCAAGAAAAAATGCATCGGATCTATAGTAAGGGCTGGCGGTACTATCTTGGCGTTTCACCAATATGGAAGCGATTTCATTTTGGACACACCTGTATTAGACCATACGACTGGGGCAACTGCTGGAACATCTGCCATTACCGCGACATTGGCAAGCCTTCCTACGGGCGTTAAGGTTAAAGCGTACATCAACGCATTCATGCCAGATAACGACAATAGATTGTACCTTTCATCTCTTGATAGCGCAGACCTAGCCCCTTCAACAAGCGTCGCGCCGTTATCCACAGTCGGCGCAGGGGCGACCACTAACACCAGCGCTCAAGTGTGGGTCTGGACGAATACAAGCGCCCAGATAAGGACGCGGCAAGGAACTAGTAGCGCAGGTGGTTATAAAATTGCGTCTTTGGGGTGGAGGGACACAAGGATTTAAATGACCATATTCATATACTGGTTATTTCAGGGTTTGTTTGTCGGTGTGATGATCGGAATGCTAATCTGGAGTTGTTTTCAATCTAGAAATTAACACTTTTTTAAGCTATCCTTGAGTTGTGTGATGGATGGAGTAAATGACTAATATTAATGATTTACACATATTAATGGGCAGGGTAATCGAGGGGATTGAAAACCTTGAACGCGGAGTAACTGGCATTAATAATCGCCTTGACAATAAGATTCAGCCAGTCTTGGACGACTATCAAAAAACAAAAAGCAAAATAACCGGAGCGTGTGTAGTGATATCGGCTATAGCTGGCAGTGGAACGGCATGGTTTACGGGATTGTTTAAGCATTAAAAAGCCCACGGTGGTTCATACAAACCGTGGGCTTTAACAGGGGCAGCCCATGAGATTGATCACCGCCACCCTTGCTGTGGCTCTTATAGCACTACTGCCGTGTCAAACGCAAGCCTACGGAGAGAATTGTTTTAAACCTCAAGAAATACACCAGGCCCTCATTCAAGAGGGCTTTATGCTTTATATGAGCGCATATTCTGACAACGGAACGGTGTTCGGGATATATATGCGGTCAGATGATTCATTCATCATGTTGGGAGAATCGCCAACAATTGCGTGTGTTTTATCGCAAGGTGTTGGACTGTATGTTCCAAAAGAGAGGAGCATATAATGGCGACAAAACCAATATCAGATGAGTTGCTTCAGGTGTCGTTGGATGCATTTCACAGGAACGGAAAAAACACAACATTTGCTGCCCGTGAATTGGGCATTCCTAGAAACACGCTGGATTCGCGGCTCAAAACAGCAAGAGCAAGGGGAATGATGCAGTCAGTGGATAGCAATATCCCGACTGGTCATATCCTAAAGGGCAAATCCACACTATACGACCACGAAGGGAATGAGCGCTTGACGTGGGTCAAGACAAACCTTGACGCAGAGGCCGCAAAGAAGGCGCTGCTGGTATTATCTGAATCTTTATGTAAGAAACTTCCTTCCGTTGATCGAATAAAGCCTCCGAAAAAATTCGATGAAAATCTAATGATGGTCATTCCCTTCGGTGATCCGCATATCGGGCTTTATTGTTCGCGTGAGGAAGTCGGGGAGAGTTTCAACCTTGATATAGCCACCAAGGATTTATGCGGGGCGTTTGATTACCTGATAAGCTCCGGCGTTCCCACCGGCCATTGCGTTATTCTCAATCTTGGCGACTTTTTCCATGCATCGAATTACGAGGGCATGACCAAGCGTTCAAAGCACGTTCTCGACATGGCTGGAAGGTTTCCAGAAATTATTGATGCTGGTGTTCAAGCCCTGCGGTTCTGCGTGGAGAGGGCGGCGGAGAAGCACGGAACGGTATCTTTGGTCAATAGCATCGGAAACCACGATGATGAAATGGCGGTGTGCCTGAGTATCATGTTCAGGAACATATACCGGGATAATCCCAGAATTAAGGTCTATGAGGCCGCAAAAACTAGACACTATATCCAGCATGGAAAGGTTCTAGTCGGCGTTACCCACGGCCATCAGACAAAGGATCAAGCGTTACCGCTGCTAATGGCCTCAGAGAAATCAAAAGAGTGGGGGGAAACAAAACACAGATATTTCTACAGGGGCCACCACCACCATCAGGAATTAATGGAGTATAACGGATGCGTGGTCGAGCAATTTAGGACTTTAGCGCCGTCTGATTCCTATGCCCACAGTCACGGATATTTGTCTGGGCGTGACATGAAATCAATCATCCACCATTCAGAATATGGCGAGGTCAGCAGGACGGTTTGCTCTGTCGATATGCTCAGGAAAATATCATGATTTATCAAACAAAAAGAAGCACCGCCAGAGAGCTTAAAGAAAAATTTTATTTCACCGGAAAGCCTTGTATCAGGGGTCATCTTTCCAAAAGAAGAACCAACGACGCTATATGTGAGGAATGTAAGAAAATTCTTAGAAAAGAAAATTACGACAGATACAAAAACGATGATGTTTTTAAAGAAAAAATTCGCAACAGAACAATTGCAAACCGCGAAGAAAAAATAAAATACGATAAAAAGTACGCGAAGAAAAACCGATCAACAAAAATAAAGAGAGCCGTGGAGTGGCAAAAAAATAACAAGGAAAGACGACGGGATATAGTTTTCAATTACGATTCTAAACGCAGAGCATTCAAATCTTGTGGGGCATCTCTTTCCGAGGTCAGAAAGTGGAGGAATGTTCAGATTAAGGAGTGCTATTGGTGTGGGGTATCCTGCCAAGAAAATTACCATGTTGACCACTACGTACCGCTATCCAAGGGCGGGAAGCACGAGATCAAAAATCTCGTCATTTCCTGCCCGTCTTGTAATCTTAGAAAAAACGCCAAGATGCCTGACGAGTGGATTGATGAAATTGAGGGGTTTGATGACAGAAAAGATTGAACAACTTGTCGAGGTCAATGGCGAATGGTCGCAATGGATATATCCTGATATGAAAAAATTCAGGGAATATTGTTGCTTTTGTGGATTGGCGCACGATGTCCAGTATCGGATTGATGAAAAAGGTGTATCATTTCGCGTCAAGCAAAATGCAAGAGCAACAGCAGCGGTGCGGAGAAAAAAGAAGTGAGCGATAAGGTTAACCACGGAGAATTAAAAGAAGGTATAATAAGTGTTCTCGCTGAATTCGGCGATAGAATGCCAGCCAGAAAAATCATCAATAAACTTGCCAATATTGGAATATTCACAACTGATGATTCGCTTTTGGTAACTCTCAATAAGATGTCACGAATCGGCAGCATCCACCGTGATATGCAACACAGATGCGAATGTTGTGACCGGAGGATGCATGTTTATTATCTTTAGCATTATAGCATTTCTACTATATTCATCATCCGCTATGGCAGAAACGGTGACCATTCATGTATCAGCATACGTGCGGGAAATCGTGGTTGTGTCAGATGCACCTATCACAGAAGGTGATACCGTGACCACGGATCAGCAGCTAGCAATCATTAACGCGATAAGGGAAGAAGATGCCAGCACCAGTCAAGCGCAGTAAAACTAATATGGTTGTTGTGCATTGCAGCGCGACTCGTCCCGAAATGGATATTGGTGTTGCAGAGATCGATGCTTGGCACAAAGCCCGTGGGTTTTACATGATCGGTTATCATGATGTAATCCGGCGCGATGGGTCGGTTGAGCAGGGGCGGGATATAGACGAGGTCGGCGCACATGTTAAAGGGCATAACAGTGAATCAGTCGGCGTTTGTATGGTCGGAGGGTATGACAAAAAGAACAGGCCGGAGAACAACTTTACAGAGGCTCAATTTAAAAGCCTCCGTAGGCTGCTGCGGTTTTATAAAGTAAAATACCCAAAGGCCATTATAGTCGGGCATTGTGAATTAGATGATGGAAAACCGTGTCCATGTTTTGATGTGCAGTCGTGGCTTTTAAATGAAGGAATTTAATGCTACTATCAAATAGCGAGTTAAACAGGGAGTTAAAAAATGTTCAAAGGTAAAAAAACATATATCGTGGCTGCTGTTTCTGTAATCAGCGCAGTGGCATCCTATCTG